TCTTTATTATTCCATCTTTTATTTACACTTTCATAGGTATCAAATCTACAAAACCTATCTTCAAGAGTAAAAACTAATCTATGTTCTTTTGCAAAACCCATCAAATTATCTGACAATTCTTTTACAAAAGGGACTTTATCATGGTACGTATCAAATAACTTTTTAGCTTGTGCTTTATCTAAATTTAACTCTGCCTGTAATTTACCCTTACCCATACCATAGAATAAGCCTAGGTTGATTGATTTTGCCTGTTTCCTGGGAATATTAGCCATGTCAGCAACGATTTGATGAAAGTCTGCCTCATCACTGTTAAATTTATCTGCGAGCTCCTGCGTCTCTGATAGGCCGTGTTTTATAGCATAATGCACTACAATACGTGGTTCTTGTTGTGAGTAGTCAAATGACCCCCATTGATGTCCTTCTTCTGGTAAAAATAACTCTCGCATTTTTTTACCATAATATCCTTTAGCAGGTATTTGTTGCAAGTTTGGGTTGCTCATTGAGAATCTTCCGGTTACCGTTCCACCTGCATCTGATCGTATTTGATTTATATCTGCATGTATTCTACCATTATAGATATATCCTTTTAATCCTTCTATAAAAGTATTAACAGCTTTGTCTGCCTCTCTTGCTTTCGAAAGCATTCTTAAAAATCTATTTGCATGAGTCTTTAAATAATCTTTTGGAAGTTTTGGCATACCAGATTTAGGTGTCTTTTCATAATTAGTTATCTTTTGATTTTTTAATAAATCTTTTACAGAGTTTGCTGCCCACAATTGAACATCTATCTTAGTATGTTTCTTAATAATATTTAATAAATTATCTCTTCTACATTTAAGTTTTTTTCCAAAAGCTTCTAATTTTTGTGTATCTATCCTAACTCCCTTAAATTTCATATCTACTAAACAAGGAAATAATCTTGTTTCTAATTCAAATATTTTTCTACAAGTCTTTTGTTCTCCATCTTTTTTAATATGTAAAACTTTATCCAATTGTTTATCAAATATATTCCATAGTCTTAAAGTTAGATTAACATCTTGCTTTGCATACTCTTTTACAACGTGAGAAGGTAGCTTATGCATGTTAGACATAGGGTCTTTTTGCATACCACCAGACCATTGAAATGTTTTTTCTTGTAAGTCATATTTATATTTTTCATCTTTTAATATATCTTTTGATAAAGCATCTAAAGAATACTTAAACCTATTCTCATCAATAACAGATGCGGCTACCATAGTATCTACAATACGACCTTTTAACATCTTACCAGTTTCTGCTCTCATCCAACAAACATCATAAATTGCATTGTGGAAAACTTTTGTAATGTTTGCATTCTGCAATATCTTTTTGTTCATCTGGTCCCAAAAATTTTTCTTTTCTGAATCAGATTTTACATGATCCGAGTGATGTAAAGGAAAATAAACTGTGTCTTTACCAGTGGCTACAGCTACACCTGTTATAAAACCATCGCCTCTTACTGCACCTAGTCCTTTTGTTTTTAAATTAGGATCATAGGTTTCTATATCTAATGCTACAGTATCTATACCATTTAGATCTAAATCTTCGGGTGTGTTACACATTTTCAATATCTTTCAATCTTTTTATTTCTAATTCACAATAATGAATTATTTTTTGTAAGTCTTTTATCTTATCTTTTTCTATATATCTACAAACATATTTCACAACACATCCTTGAAAAAATGTAAGACCGTTTTTTGAAATAAATTCATAGGGTTGAATCGGAAAAAATTTATAATGAGATCCTCCGATTTGTTTATCTTGAGGAAAAGCCTCCTCTAGTATGGTTTTGTCTGTCATATATCCTCCTTTATAGTTCTAATATTTCTCTTCTATGATTTTGTATGCCCGCTAATCCACCAGGCATGTATTTAAAATTAGAAGTCCCTATACTCCAACAATCTATTTTACCTCTGCTATAAGCTACGTAAGCTAGTCTTATTGGTTCGTACACGTCTCTTTCCCTCCTGTATACAGAGAGATCAACAATAACATTATCATAAGTTAAACCTTTTACTTTGTGTATTGTATCGTGTTCAACTCTAGGCATTTTTTCTATATTCATTTTGTTGTGTAATACTCTTTTTATGAAAGGTATTTTTTCAACTAAATCTTTTTTAATTACTACCTCTGAAAAATCTTTGTACTGTTTAGCTTCAGGTAAAATAAAACCCATATCAATAAACTCTTGGATATTATATTCTTTATCTATTAAAGGTTTTAGTTTATCAACAGAACCTTTTCCAATGACTTTTACTGCTTTACCCATCAAAGGCCAATATTCCATGATTTGTTTTTTAGAAACTTTATCGTTTAAAAAATTATCCCATGTTTTAAAACATCTAAAATCTTTTCTAGAAACATGTGGTTTATCGTTAGAAACTAGTTTGTAGTCAATACCGTTAGCTTCTAAAAATTCATTAATTCTTTTGTGAGTTGGGTTGCCTCTATATGTAAATAAAAAACTTTCATCTGTGGTTAATATTTTATTAATTAATATTTCACTAGCCTGACAGCTTTGTTCAACACTAGGTATCCAATACGAGTTGCCAACAACACCTTCTACAGGGGTCCAAGTTCTTACTGCATTAACGCCCCATTTATTCCAAACAGGAGCTATAATGTTTTTACAAATTTTGTTAATTGTTTCTCCACATCTTAAACCGTCTTTAAGTTCATTGTTTTTTGATTCTGGTGTGCTTGCTAATTTATAAAAAAAATTAGGATCAGAACCTGCATACTCATGAATTGTTTGGTCCGGATCACCTATGAATATAAACCTTTTTGCATTCGTAGCTGCTTTTTGTAAAGCTTTTATCTGTGGTTTACTGCAATCTTGTGCTTCATCTACTATTAAAATATCTATGTTAGTTGGAACCTCCGCACGAAATATAAAATTATCTATCATATCTTCAAAAGAAAGTTTTTTATGATTTTCTCTAAAATCATCGTATTTTTTTTTTAATGGTTTTAGGTGATGTTTAGTATAAGGCTCGTAAGATTGTGTATTACACACTTGCCAATACTGATCAAAAGTCATTTCTTTTCCGTGTGCGTGAGAAGAAAAAGTATACAAAGGATGTTTATCCCATTTACCTTTATTCCAATTTCTCATCGCTACATTATCATCACAAAATTTTTTATGTTCTGCTTGTTCATATTTTTGCAAAGGTAAATACTCTGCTCTAAAATAAGAATGAATCGTACATATTTGATCTTCAAGTTTTGTATCAGGCACATCTTTTAACTGTGGTAAATTTTTTACAGCTTTTACAATTTCTTCTGCTGCAGTATTGGTATGTGATAAAACAACTATTCTATCCCACTCATACCCAGCTTCTAAAAATTCTGCATACTTTTCTTTTAACCACACGTGAGT